GTTACCATATGGGTGAAGTTGAATTAACAACTTCTCTATAAGTTTGAAAAGGTACGGTTATAGTATAACTGTTCCATTCATCTTAATACGTATAAGGTCGGGTTTGGTATACTGTCATCGACAGCCCCGAATGCTAGTTACATACAAAAAATGAACTTCATAGCTATCCATTGATAAAGAAAATTAAAGTAAAGCGGCAACGGCGCCAATAGTTGCAGGAACAATGTGCTGTACAGCTTGAGTACCAGCCTCCTTCAATAAGTCATACATTAATGCCCATCCAGACTTCTGGGTAGAAGCCTTGGTTATAGCCATCTGTGAAGCAGCTCTCAACACTTTGAGACCACCTTGCTCGTCCGACTCGGACGGGGAAGCAGTGGCACCGACAATAGCGCCGGCATATTCAATGTGTTGAATGAGCTCCACTTGAAACACGTTACCACCCTGGGCACCCGTGACCGCTATTACAGCGATTGGGGCACCTGCATTAACTGATGCAGCGGAGTAGTTAAACGTATTAATGTAGGTAGAACCATTAGAATAGGGATAAATGACTGAAGAAGAACCGGAAACTGATGAACTGCTGGAATAGCCCATTTCATAAGGGAAAGCAGGTGTAATGGCCATATCGCACCATCCGCGATCACAGGGTTCAAGGACAACCTGCGGATCAGTTTGGATGGATGCAACCGTGTTAGGTGTTGTCCCGCCCGGGATGACAGACACATTATAGTGGTCCGAGGGAGCGAGACAGTTATATGTACCAGATTGATTCATAGTAGTACCAACGTATGTAACTCGGACACCAGCTGCTAACAAACGACCCGAAAGGGAAGGATTATTTGAGCTTGATGACGTAGTATTCAATTGTGCGGTAGTATAAGGAATCTGAGATTCTGATACAGTATTAACACCTGTATTTAACGTATTATTAGCCGTGAGTATCTGGACAGTTGAGGTAGCATAAGATGCAGTTGTTGCATAAGCGAGTATACCATCATTGGCGAGACAGGGAGCTATGGCAACGAAGCCTAAGCCAGCTGTCCCAACGACAAAAGTAAACCGTGTAACAGCTGAAACTTTCTGCGAAGGACCAAAACTAGTACCAAACACACCACAAACACCACGAGCTTTAGGATGAAAGGGTTCCGCACAAGCCAAAGCATATCTGAGTGCACAACGCGATAAACCAAGTGTGCCAGACTTTTGAAGTTTGACAACATTTGAAATTCCGCGATTTGCGATCTGATTATTTGCAAAGACTTTCTGCTCCATTTTATTGGGATTGGGTCGCTTTGTGGACTTTGATTTTCTTGGTTGATTTGCATTGGTTTTCTTGGGCATGATTTGGATATATGCTATTTGGAGTCCGGAGACTCCAAGATAGGTACGTCGTTGGGACGTACCACAAGTCGACTACGTGTCGGAAACTGAATCATCAGTTAGAGATTGAAACACAGGAGTGTGTGTTATATATCTCATACTTGTGCATGGAAGACAAAAGGATTCATGGATATTGGACTTCGGGTCCGGCATAAGCCAAACGAATCCTCCAGAAGGGTCCTCTCTTAATCCGTTTTTTAATGTGGAAGAAAGTGCCAATGAGCATCGGTCAACATAGGACTTATAATCATAAGAGTAAATGTAGTGGTACATAAACTCATTATGGTCATTAAGGTATTTCCGGTAATGATTTACTTTCGACGTACGAACCTTTGATTGACGAAATTCCGCGAGAAACTTCGGGTCCATAAATCGATAAGCGAGCTTAGGTTCTATATCACCCAAGGGGGTGGAGAACAAGACATCGCTAGATATGGGGGCGTCAGTATAACCAGCTTCAAGAGGCTGCCACTTAGGTTTCACTTTAATATTAATCTTACCCATAAAGGGCTGACTTACCTTCGGAGTGTTTGTCTGGACTAAACGTATAGTTCTAGCCAGCAAATCATCGGAAGTCTTGCCATTAAGATTGTCAAAAGATCGTGCCATAGTATTAGCCAATTGGAATTGGAAACGTGTGACGTCGGAAACAATACCAGGGTAGAGGTCAAAACCAAGACCACCTAATTCCCTAGGAAAGAATAATTGAAAGTTTCCCTGCTTTGAAAGTTGTTGTACAAGAGAACGGTGATAATGGAGAAATTTACTATGGGCATAAACTTTGTCAGATGCAAGATGCATGACTTTATTATAAATGTCCCACAAAGGTAACTTCTCCTTCATCTTACCGTGTTTCGCTTGTCCCGTTAAGAGTCCTACATTCAGGTACCCATATTCCAGGATCTCCCCATTGGAAAAACGATACACTTGAGAATTAATAGTAAATATATCCTCATGTATATAATTCTTGCCAGTAGAGAGTACAAAGCCAGCAGTTTTGATGGTGTTCAACCAAATTTCATAGAACTCATCATTAGCTCTAAACAAAATATCGTCACCATTGACAAGAACGGGTAATTCATGTAATTTATATCTTAACCCCATGTACTCTTCGAGAGCAAACCAATAACATAAAAGGTTAGCGACGCAAAGCACAGGAAAGGATAGGATTGAACCCATTAATTGACCATTCTGTTGTAATAGTGTAACATGTTTTTCGTTAGGAGTAAGATCTAATCTCTTAATATCGTCATTACGTCTCAATAAATCCGTAAATCGTGGTGGATATTCTAGTTTCTGTTCAAAAAGAACAGATTCCAGAACATTACGATCGAAAATGTTGAGATCTGTGATATTCATCCAAGAATTAAAGATCATTTTGGTAAGACCAATATTGAGCTTATCGGTTGCTGACTTATAGTCACCAGACACCCACTTTGTAAAAGGAAGATTTAACCGTTTTTCTCTTTCGAGTAATTGGGAAATATCATCCGATATCAGTGGACGTGTTGTGGCAGTCATAAACGTAAAGCGGTCTAAATAACCCTTCATAGACTTTTGTGCATTCTTTGCGTAATAGTAATTCATCGCATCACCTTTTGTAATAATTCGAACCTTAATAGGCTCAAGAACCGGAACAACCTTGGTGAAACCAATGAAACCATGGGGCAACTTTCGCACGTAATCCTGAACAGTACCAATAGAAGGTATCCCATACGTCAGATTAAATGAATAACCGGATTCGGATAGAACAGCTTCTGTATGCATGGTAGGTTCAGTATCACTTCCCAGATAGTTGGATACAATATGTCCATAGGCACCACCCTGAGCAAAATTACTCTGGTAAGAGGACTTATGAGAAGCCTCTTGTGGCTTGGACATATTTAACTTCTGTGTCTTATTGAAAATTCTTGTTAAATACCGTTCGAATATATGAAACGGATCTTTCATGATGGGTTCTACGATCTTCGTAGCTTTATAGGAACTGGATACATCATAGGTATCGGGTACAAATACATCGAGTGGTCCCTCAACCGTGTAGTCAATAAAAGTTCCAGAAGAGAACTTAAGAGACTTGGTGGGGGGTGTCGTCATAGCAATGGCATGATCAATGATCGAACCACCAACATATGAATCGGGGACAGTATTACAACCACGTTTTATACCCTGAAGGAATGACCATCCGAGTCTAAGCGCCGAAGCGTGAACTTTTTTATTAACATTCAATTTGTTTTTAAGATATTGTTTCACAGCACCACCCCAAATTAGGGGGGTGCCCGTATAACCATTAGGCCTTGGAGGAAGTGACTGTTTCATAATAGCAGCCATAGGATAAGCCGTATGAAATTTAACCACCGAGACAAACAAGTCACGGGGTATTTCATGAGCGGCTCGTACCAAGAGACTGTTCTTAGAATTAGTCTTGAAACGCCCTTCAAAATCTGCATCGAGTTCACAGAGAACTAAAAGTTCCGATCGAACAAAAGCGATGAGATCAAGAAGATATGCATTTTCACAAACATAAAAGTCGACAGGATGAGTGATAGTGAAATAGTTCGTGAGACGTTTCTCAACGTCCACGATAGTTTCACGATCCATCTTCCTATAGTCTTGACTTGTACGGAATAGAGAAAGCACCCGTTTGAGGGCAACGGAAGGAGTCACAAGGTTAATCTTCAGCACTTGCGCAACCTGATCGACAAGATCAGAGGCCTCTGTGTTGACGGTTGGGAGGAATATGTTCTCACCCAACCACGTACCTTTCCCAGGCAAACCCTGGGTCAGTGACTCATAAATGAAATCGTAGACCGGTAAAACCGGCCTACCCTTTGCGAAAGCA